GTCTTAAACGGCCTTTATAGCCGTCGTAAATTGTTTATCTATATCTGCCTATCCCTGCCTGCTCCAATAGGCTAAAAACGGCTTTAGAGCCTGATTCTGTGGCATATATTGGTAGAGCCTGCCGCGTGGAATAAACCAGGTATTTTCGTTAGGTAACTTAAACTCAGGAATACGACCCATCTTGACAGGTAGGAAACCTGCCAGGAATAGACGATTGATGGATGATCCTTGTACGAGAAAAGCGAGATCTCCGTCCCTATCATAGGTGCGCAGGATAAGGTTCTCACTCCTCGACCAACGCACCTCGACATTTTCGCCCACGTCAGCGAATTCCTTAAATGTGTTAAGTCCGTTCCAGGGTAAATCTAATAGACGAGCTACAGCAATTTCGGCGCTGTATGCCATCGTCATTTCCCATTTACGTTCGTGATCTGATTTCCAGGGAACGGCTCGTGTGTGTGGTCTATCTGTTTTATTTTGATCTATCGACCAGCGGATAAATTCATCGGCGGCGTCTCGAGCTAAATCTTGATCTAAATTTGACAGCTTTAGCGGCCTCATCCTTCTCTCTCTTTAGATATCTATGAATGTCATTAATTGTTTGAATCGATAGATCCAGGGCAAAAAACCAGCGACAACACTCGCAGTAGTACCACGGCTTTTCGCCTCGGATGCGGATTTGTAATTCATCGAACGTTAGCTCTTTTTCCAGGGCTTACCGTCCATTGATAAAGGCGTACAGGCCTCGCTATATGGCTTACGCTGGCAGAAAAGACCCTCGTATGGCTTACCTGTATTACTTGTGCCGTTACGGTAAATACGGCAGTCAAAAGCACCGAATTTACAGTGGGCTTCCCCTCCAGGTGGTATCACTACTGGAGCAGGATCATTAGGCCGCTGCTCTTGTAAAAATTCTGCTAAAGCTGGACTTTCGGTTTCGACAGGTTTTAACGGCGGTACAGCTCGCAAGGTCGGCGCGACAGGTGCTACCTCGCTCGCTGTACCAGGATTGCTATCAGCACCCCATAAATCGAGAGCTACGCCAAAACGCATCGCTGCATTTTTTATAGCGTCACTAATAGCAGTCTTTACCGCGTCGGCGCCTTTTTGATGCGGCTCGGAGGCTCCGTAACCGATTCGCGTTACGCCGCAGATGGTCAGCTTGATCCATAGACCGTTATGGTCATCGAGTATCGGCATCCCAGTTTCACCGATCGCCATCGGTTGCCAATACCACGTCGGATCTACTGATATCAGGCGGTCGGTCACTACCGCGTGATTAATAAAGTTATACGATCGAGCGCCTACAACTTTTTTCTCGACTAGATCATCCTTAAAAGAAGCGCGTAGAGCTTTAGCTTGTTTCTCGTCCATTACTCGATCTCTTTTCGTCTCTGTGATTCAACATAATTATTAAGCCAGGGAAGCGACGTTAAACGATGCTCACGCATCGCATCGAGTACGACTTCACGTCCATCGGCAGCGAACCGAGTCGAAACGTATGCTGGCTTTTGTTCGAGTCCAACGAAAGATAAGACCTCGCCTGTCAAGGTACTAAAGATCTGATTCTCGTGTGTGATAGCAAGAGTTTCGATGAATTTCTTTCGGAATGAGTCGCGTACTTTTGTTTCAGTCTCAGTCGAGAAATTCTCTAATACCCAAGTTAAAAGCGCCTTTTCATCGGTAATGACAAAAGCCATATCTCGCGATACAAGAGTTATTTTCGCTACCTCTTGATTATCGACGACGGCTTTCGTCATATCAGCGCCTACATTCGTTAGCTCATCTTTCGCTAATTCGCGTAGATGATTAGTAGCCTCGGTCACTGCATCTTTGATTACAGTAAGAGCAGCTAATTCAGCTGCGATTTCCTTGAGGTTCATCGGATCCACCGATACCAATATGTCGCTAGACACTTTAGGCATATCTCGAATTTATTGCATTTTTCGTAATAATAATACGAAACTCCAAAACGCTGGATCTGTGGCATTTTCTCAACGCCGCAACAGCTTTCATTCTCATAAAGAATGTGGATGCGATCACTAACACCGATACGCGCTAGTTTCATCGCATCGTCAGGCATATTGGCAGCTAGGTATGAATAATTCTCTCTAGCCTCAGCCACGAGAGTAGTAGGCGTAACGGTTGTACTTTTCATCGAGCACCTACTAGATCTCCGATTGGTTTGATATCGCAGTCATTATCGACAGCGTATTTCGCGCCGCTTGGATGCAAGGATGGAGCAGCTACGACATAGCCATTCCATTTAATATCAATACCTTCCCTAAATTTTCCTGGAAAGGTCATCGATTGATCTGCCGAATAATAGTAATGAAAGCCATTTCCAGTACGGATTCGACGAGTCTCAGGTAGGCCATCGGTAGTTCCACCATTACGCAGATCTACATCGAGCACCACTAAATTAGATGCGCGGCAGGCAATTCCGATATTTATTTCAGGTTCTAGCTGAAACCATTTCTCTATCATTTCGTAATTATCCGTAGCGCTATATAGGCCTCGAGGTGCGAGGCGCTTATGAGGCTGTTTAGCCTGGATGCCTAACGGCAATATATGAAAGCCTAAAAGCGAATAGCTAATGGCATAACTTTTGATCGTCATTAGATTCTCTCATTTCTAAGAGATGGATGACGACGTGCAGCTGCGCGACCTACTTTGAAACCGCGACTATGGCCGACCATATGGCCATACCAGTATCCGATACTGAAAATACCCACGAATATCAAATAAAGAAATACGTCAGTATTGCGTTGAATGAAATCAAACATTTTCTGTCCCTTGTCGAGAGGGTTAAGGGAGCTTCTCGACAGGGCTAAAGGTACACCTGGCCGCCGACGCCACAATAGAGGACACGCCGTAACCTCAAAGGCTGGCTACAAGGTCTTTATAGTCTTGTCCGTCTATGTACGCTTGGAAGGCGGCCTCATCGTGAGCGTAATACTCCCTGGAATTAACCCTGGCGTAATGATCGTCCATAGGCGCTTTTCTAGCTAAGGGATGCAGATGCTCGATGATTATGTCGTGGCTATAGTGCAGATTTCCAAGATCAGTACCCAAGACTTTCCAAAAGTTATCGACGTATAGATGTTTTAATGTGCCTGGAGCCATCCCTTTTATCTTTTCGCAGATTCCACGAGTCATTAAACAAGTTGTAGGCACATTAGCGCCCTGTAAAAGATCATTGCCGTATGCGATACCGTTACGACCAAGAGGTAGGAGTAGACGCAATAAATAATCCCAATATGGAGTACGCGGAACGTTATCGTCACCTAGAAAACCGAAATAATCGTAGCGATCATATTTAGAATCATCGAGTAGCGTCATTACTCCCATATTTAGAGCTGCTACGCAACCAGTGGCAGTATGGTAATTGAGTAGGATATTTATGCGATCGATCTTCTGATAATCTCGTAAGGCCCAGTCATCCGAATCGCATACGAAATATAAATCTGCTACAGCTTTAGTATCTTCCCAAGCCTCAAGAAGCCTTGCGGCGTTTTGTGGCCTTCCCCTGGTCGGTACAACGAATACACTTTTTAACATCTTGTCCCCTTTGATCGTGCTCTTTTAAGTGTTCAAATACCATTCGACGCAGCTCTCGAAGATCTGTTAAGACCTCCTCGGCGAAACCGTTAGATACTGGCCGCGAATTTTTTTCAGCTCGAGCAGCGAATATAGCCGACACCCCCGATATTGTGGCAGCGGCTATTACACCCAGTTGTATTAAAAGGCTATCCACGTCCGAGAGGGTCCTTAGGATTGAGGAAACGTAAAATCGGAGGTAATACAGCGGCTAGAGCAGCGCTCGATAAACCTTTAGCAGTCATATCTCCAGTCGCTAGATAGTAAGCAATAGCGGCAGCGGCAGCGGAACGGCCCCAGGATGCAATTAATTCTTTAGCTGTTTTTAGCTGTTTATTCTGTTTTTTCGCCTTCATCATTCTCCAGTTCTAAGCCTCGGATTAATGTCTCAACCTGGACAGGATTTAATGCAATCTCGAAATGCATCTCGTCTTTTCTTGTCCGATAGTCGCCGCCCCATTTTAGTCCATATTTGCGACATAAACGACGAATAGTGGCAGATTGTTCGGCTGTAAAGGTATTTACAGCTGCTAAAGGATGCTTTGTCGCATTTATATCTATAGCTGTACCGCTAGAGTGATTAGATATTATGGTATTAGATCCGCGAACTTTACGGTAGGCGTAACCCCAGTCGTCGAGCGTTCCTTTATCTATAGGTTCGACCTGCTTATGAAAGTCAGCTGCGAAAGCGATTAGTAATGGCGCTACAGGTTTAGCGACTCGTAATTTCAAATCTGTACCTGGAACTGGTTTTTTAACGATATCAATAGCTTCGGCATCGGCAGACGCAGGCCATCCATTAGCACTCTTTTCCATAGCGCATATCTAAGCATAAAGCGCTTAAATTGACGTCCATCCACGAATAGATCCACCATCGATCGGACATTTGAAAGCCAAGTGTTTTCCGTCACGGATCCACTGACGATGAGCTGTGTTAATTGCAGCCCAGTCGATAGCGTGAAGATCCATAATTTAATCTTAGTTATCCAAGATTATTCCTGGGAGGATTTGCCTAAAGTTAGCCCTTGTGGGATCGGCTTTTCATAATCCCATTTTTTTATATATGCACCTTCACCATCCGAATCATCTTGCAGGAAAATACCTAACTTTTTGAAATCACTTGTCGGATTAATTTGTGGATAAGCGTCGATAATTTTTTGCCAAAGTTCCATATTTTATGCTCCTAAATATTGAACGGAAAAGAACGTCGCGACTGCTCCGCCACCAAGAGCAAGACTACCGCCACTGTTTTGATAAGCCGAGACATTGATATAATCTCCTGCGGCGAGACTTACGATTGTAGATTTGCCGATGTAGTTATTGCCAGTAGTAAAACCTGGATAATCGTGAATCAAAACATTTGAAGTATTGTTTTTCAAAATTGTTGTTTGTCGATAACCTGTTGTATTGCCATTCCATTGTGCTCCATAAATCACCAAATAATAACCGCCCAAGCCTGCTGGTATTGTTATTCTGTCTCTATTTGTCGTGGTGCTGTGAAATCCATCAGTATCAAAAAGTTCCGTGTCGTAGGTGACTGCGGTCGAAGTATTATTACTGAGCGTCAAATCTGCTGCGATGTAAGTATAAACACCCTTAAAACTTGGTGTGCTTGAAGCAGTGGCCCATTTTAATCCTGTAGCGGTCGTTGAGTCCGCAGTTAAAATCTGTGCATTAGTTCCAACGGCTAATTCGCTAACTGTTCCTGATCCAGTGCCAACCAATAAACCGCCTTTAGCTGTGGTATTAAATTTTAGATCTGCCGTTCCACTCGTTACGCCGCCTGTTAATCCTGAGGTAGCGCCTGTCGTAATTCCTGTGATATCTCCAGGATTAGATCCGAACCACAAGGCCGCGCTCGCAGAAATGAAATACAACGTACCGCTCTCATATTGATTTAGTACTAGAGATCCGCTGGTATTCACCGTGGCTGTACCAGCTGTAATAGTTACCGCTCCAGCGCCGCGATTTTGAACGATGAGAGTATCTCCAGCATCGAAAATTCCAGTATTAACCGTACAGGTTACGGATCCTGAGGTATTAAATTCGATACGAGTACCTTTATCCGCAGCTACTAAAATATAACTAGCAGTCTTAGCACTAACCGTCTGATTAAAATCGTTAGTCTGTAGCGAATTGACTTGAGCTGCGGTAAGTACCTGCCCTGTCGTAAAGGTCTGTTTAGCCATTTTTCTCCTTAATAAGCGAGGGAATCCTCATTCAAAAGGCCATCTACACTTGAGTCTAGCACGAAACCACTAGCGAACGGTTGCGCGGTCGTAAAGGTAGTAAAAAACGTATTTGGTGTTACGTCATAGGCTAACCCTGTAATAACCGTATCCGAGGTGGCATTTCCACTAGGTAAAGTCTGAATTACTCGAATTGGATCAAACATATCAAGATCTAAAGCCGCGATGATGCGAGTCGGATAGGCACTATCGGAAGCATCGATGGTGAGGCTTTCCATCCGTAGATCTGCGCCTACCTCTTTACGACTAGCGATGACCATAAGAGCTTGATTTAAGCTATCGGAATCTGTCTCCGCGATAGTGCTGCGATTTCGACTGTGTAAAAAGTAGGTATCGATACTGGTTGTGTCAGTAGCAGTCTGCGCCGTTCCACCTGTACGAGTAACCGTACAGCTATTAATAAGACCAAAATCTGACAGATCAAAAGAGACAGCCTGGTAAGTAACCGTTCCTACCGCACCGCTATCGCTAAAAGTCGTATATGCGCCACCTGATCTCGAGATGATATCGGCCCTGGAAAGGAATGTGGCGTAGCCTTGTTGGTTTATGTAAAAGGCTCCAAGTTCCGTCGTTTCAACGCTCTGGCAGGCTGCTAGGGCCGTTCTAGTAGTACCTCCGTCGGCTTGTACGGTCGTAGTTGCAGTTGTCGATATGGATCTCATACCTGTAGGCCAGTCGGCAGCGTCTAGGATGCTCGTGACTCGCTGAGCCGTCGTCTGTCCAGCTGTACCACCAGTTACAGTAGAAATCGAGGCTAGATTAAGAAGCTGAAAGCCATCCACACAATTAAGATCTACGTAAGCAGGATCGAACCCTGTCGGAGATTGATATTTCCAGGATTGAACGTACATAGATCCAAGCGCATATTCCGTACCTGCATAAGAGGCTGTAAAACGAATCTTACGCATTGGTAAAATCTTGCCGTAAAGAGCGCCGCTGGTATTAGCTGGATTAAATAGACCAGTACTATCGATAAGGCGAACAGCTGCTGTACCAGCTGTAAAACTGTCCGAGGTTCGATTATAAGCTCGCTTAATTGAAGCCTTTAATACATATTGAGTTACATCTACGATTTCACTGGCCGCAGTACCCAAGACGGCTATGTCAAGAGGCGTTGATGGATCGTCAAGTACGAGCGCTGGATCGAATGTAGCACCGTTAGAAAAGTCGATTGTGCATTTGAACGTCGCAGACATATTAAACCGCTAACGTAATCGGATTACCTGTTCGCTGTGTCTGATAGACAGCATCGGTTACAGCGGCTACGAGATCCTGTTGCGATAGTAGAGATCCAGCGATATTTACATTTACTACTACAGGTTCGGCAGCTGCGAAAGGAATTCTTCCTAGGCCAAAATCGCTACCTGATAATCCTGATCTATCAAAAACAGTCGCAACGCCAGCGGCTACTCCTTGAGTCAGTGCAGCGCTAGGAATTTTACCTGGCCCATAATCACCAGCCGTTAAGCCACTTGGAATAAGAGCTTCGATTGGAATTTTACCTGCTCCAAAATCACCAGTAGTTAAACCTGGAATTATTGGCACATTAGCCTCAGGCGCCATAACAACAGGTGGTATAGCCGCTGTAGGTATTTTTCCAGGGCCAATATCTTCAGGCGTTATTCCTGGAAAACCTGGGATCGATGGATTACGCGGAGGAATAACTGGAGGTACCGTCGATGGAGGATTACCTGGATAATCAGGATTTTTAGCACTAGGAAATCCTGGCATTTGTGGGATATTCCAAACGCCATTAATTGTTACTGTGTATTTACCTTCGATAAGAGCTTTTAATTGTGCGATGATATCGTCAAGATTATCCGTGAATTTAATATCAGGTTTCATCGCCGCTAAATCATCGATGGCAGCCTTACTATTAGCGAAACCTGCGGTCGTAAGTAATTGCAGCATTTTCTCAAGGTTCATCGCATCGTCATAACGACCCTGAGTCGCAGCCTGGAGCGTCTTTATTGATTCCTCGTCATTTTGATAATCACTCATTTTTAATGCGGAAAGTTGTAATACTCGTTCGCGATCTGAGGCTGAGATATTACGACGTAATGCTGCCTGGAGATTAATGGCATCTATATCGAATCGGAATTGAATAGCCGATTTTAGACGTTCGATTTCAGCTGTACGCTTCTTTTCAGCCTGAGCCTGTTTTTCTCTTTTGATGCGATCTGCTTCAATTTTCGCAGCTCTCTTAGCCGCTTCTTCTTCCGCTTTTTTCCGCGCACGTTCGATCTTGTCATAGAAATCCGTTGCGCCAGTGACACTCATACCGACCGAAAATGGCTTAGGCGCTGTTTTTACCTCGTTACCCAAACCACGAATAACGTCATTTAAAAGGCCAAATGGATTAGTAAAACTCAATAAATTAATCTCATCAATAATGTTTTTAAATTTTGATACGTCTAGTTCTTTTATGATGCGGATTAATTCGCCAGTGCCTACTATTGCGTTGCCGATTTCGTTACCGAGTTTATCTATAGCAGTAGTCGTACCACCGATACCTTGATCGCTCGATACTCTTTCCAGCGCTGTAATTAAATCCTTACCTATCGTCTCCTTAAAATTGGCAAAGGAAACGTTTAGTAAATCTAATTTACCTTGATATGTTTCAAGTCGCGCTGCATTTTGTCCACTGAATCTTTCGCTTAATAATTTTTGGATTTCGGCGAATGATTTACCTTTTAATTCTGCATCGCTTAAACCTAAACTATATTTCTTTAGACCTTTAGTGCTGCCTACATATGCTCGACTCAAATCACTGGCAGCCGTAACAAGATCTACGCTGCCGTCGGCAGATAAATCTAATGCTAGTTTTAATAATTCTTGTGATTTAGTTACCGATCCTGTTGTCTGTATTAATTTTTGGAAGGCAGGTCTTAAATTGTCGTCGGTAACGCCACTGGTTTTCTCAAGATCTGAGATAAATTTCTTTACTCGCGCATCGTCAAAAGCTAGACCTAGATTACCGATTGCTCTTGTAAGACTTTTCGCTGCTTTTTCATCATCGATAAAAGCCTTTACAGAATCCTTTGCAAATTTTGCTAATGCGGCTGCGCCAAAAACAGTACCTAGTTTTTTACCTAGAGCGGCTATGGCCTTTTCGCTACCTTTAGCGTTTTTTTGTAGATCCTTAAAACCCTTATCTTTGAGTTTCGTTACTAGATCTACTGCTACCTCTGTACGCGGAGCCATTAGATAGACCTCGTAAATAGGTGCATACGCTCGGCTACTACTTTCTGTACCTCTGTGCGCACACTATCTCCCATAATTGCCTCAGCTCTAAAAAGGATACGTCCGTTTTTACTATCGCCTGTTAATGGAGATATTTTAGTCATTAAATTACGGAAATCATCCTGCGCATTGGGATTGCGAGAAACGCTTTTTGTGCGTTTTCTTGAGGCCTCAGATCCGCGACCTGATAGTTCATATATTGCTCCAGCTGGCGCACTATTTACTACCGATAGAGCTGCTGTTGCGACTTTGTTATATCCGAAAGGAACTTTATTACGAGTAGTACGCTTGATCTTAATTCCTTTGATAACTGCCGCTGGTTGCCACGTCCATCGAAGGGGATCGCGTGATCGATGGTATTTATCGTTTATCCAGGATGCCGAGGTATAGGTAGGTGGCGTCGGTCTAAAGATATATTTACCTGTGTTATTTACTACTTGAGAAGGTACGAATGTCTTAGCTTTAGCAGCTAGAGGTCGAGCCGCTGCGGTCAGTGCCTTACTAAAATCTTTTCGTAATTGTGGATCTAATTCCTTTAGCGCTTTTTGTAATTTATCAAAATCAGGAACGAAAACGGATTTAGCCACTTTTACCTCCTCCGCGGCGCCATCGTCTTTCGACTTTGTGCCTGTTCCTGCAAGATAAACTTTATCGCTGCATATACGGCTGGGTCGCTTGCAAGTAAATCGTTAGGAGATATACCTGTAGCTACCGACACGGCTGCGACCTCCCATATGTCGCCGCGTCGGTCTATCCATTTTTTGGATCGATGACGAAATCTACATCCTTATAAGAATTAAGAAATGCGTCATCAAGAGGCCCTGATATCTCGCCTTTCGCGGTCATCAAGTAATGTGCGAACCACCATAGATCGGATTCACGCTGTTCATCGATGAGGCGCTTACGCCATCCGACTTTGAAATGACTTTCAAAAGCCACTTTAGCCGCTGGCGTAAGCTCGTAATCGACCTCTTTATTATCTTTTTTTGTTACGCGGATTAATTGCATAGCCATTTATTGCCCCCTATGAATTGGATTAGGTTGTTGTTTTTGTAAGAGCTGTTACTGGAAGCGTAATCGATGCCGTAGCAGGGCCATCAAGAGTTCCGTTAATGGGCTGCCATTGTGAAACCAAAACGCTCATACTGTACCGAGGATTTGTCGCGGTAACGGTTCCTGATACTGGGATAAGTTGTAGAGCAAGTTTTGTACCGATTGCATTTTCAAAAATTGAATTCACGGATGAAGCCGCGAAATCGTTATAAAGCTCTAGCGAAACGCTAGGGCGTTCGATCCCACCTACTAGATTTTGAACGGTGTCGGTCATCGCTGTAATTTCTACGGCGTCCACCTCTCGAGAAAGGCTGACCGCGCTAACGAAAGTCGTGATGGTTGTCGTTCCAGCGACTACCGCCACTTGATTACCCATAAAGATCGCCATTTATTTTTCTCCTTTTTTAGCCGATCAGTTCTACTACATATCGATACGCGAGGTAATCGATACTAGCTACCTGTACCGACCCTGCCGTAGCCGTAGTGACTCGTAAGGTCTGTACCGCGCCGCTGAGTGTTTTATCTGCCTCGATTGCGGCCTTCACCGAGGTAGATCCTGTAGATGCTAGATATCCGTCGAGCTT